AAATTAGATACTAAACTAGATAGAGTTATATCTCTAATTAGTGCTACTAAAACAGCAGTAAGCGACAAGAATCAAGTTGACTTAGACATTGCTAAAAAGCAAATGGATGATGAATATGATTTGAGAAAAGATAATTTAGGTAAGGAACAAAAAGAAAAGTTTGCTCAATTAGAAAAACTTATCATACCTCTACTAGTTAAATTGGCAAAATCACCAGAAGCATATATACATTGGCCTAACAGAGGTCAAGTAATTGAAGCTCAAGTTAAAAAGATTATAGCAATTACAAGGGGAAAATAATGAAAAGTAATTATGATAAGTGTTTAGAAACAATCTTACACCACGAAGGTGGTTATGTAAATCACCCTAAAGACCCAGGTGGCGAAACAAACCTAGGTGTTACAAAAAGAGTGTATCAAGAACATGGTGGTACTAAAGATATGAAAGATTTAGTAGTCGAAGATGTTGCACCAATATACAAGAAAGGTTATTGGGATAGAATAAAAGGTGACGATTTACCTGGCGGTCTAGACCTTTGTGTTTTTGATTTTGGTGTAAATGCAGGACCTGCTCGTGCAGCTAAGTTTTTACAATCAATGATTGGCACTAAAGTTGATGGTGGCATTGGTCCTAATACTTTGGCAAAAGTAGAAGAATATATCAGAGAAAATGGCGAACACGAAGCCGTAAATAAGTATCAAGAAATGAGACAAAGATATTATACTGAATTGAAAACATTTGATACTTTCGGTAGAGGTTGGACTAGACGAGTTGACGAAACTACAAAATTAGCGCTTGACATTATCTAATAAACCTGTTATAATATTCGTATGATTGATTATATCGCAATACTGTTAGTGATATTAATACTATTAAATTATTTGGAGTTATAATGAATAAAATGAACGCCTTTCTAAACGAAAAATATGATATGAAAACGTTTACTCATATCCCGCTCGAAACTCAATTACCAGAAATACATACTGAGACAATCAATAGAAAAAGATACTATGTTACTCCAGAGGGTAAAAAGTATCCTTCGATTACAACTGTTCTATCGGGTAGAAACAATGAAGGTCTAGTCAGATGGCGTGAGTCAGTTGGTAATGATGTTGCAAATCAGATAATGAGAACAGCTGCTAAAAGAGGTACTGCTGTACACCAATTAGTCGAAGACTATTTAAATAATGACGAACTATCTAATCAAGATGTTTTACCAACAGCACTATTCACTATACTCAAACCTGAGTTAGATAACATAAGTAATATCAGATTACAAGAGGGTGGTCTATACAGCGACTCCTACGGCGTTGCAGGTCGTGTTGATTGTATTGCTGATTACAAAGGTGAACTATCTGTAATAGATTTTAAAACTTCTACTAAAGAAAAGAAAGAAGAATGGATAGAAAACTATTTTATTCAAGGTTCTGCTTATTGTGAAATGTACGAAGAAAGATTTAATCAACCAATAGATAAAGTTGTAATTCTTGTAGTTACTGAAAATGGCGGTATACAAACATTTACAAAATCAAAACAAGATTACTTACCTTTATTAAAAACAGCAATAAAGGAATTTAATGAAGCAAATTCTTAAAAGATGGATGTTTATATTAAGTATCTACTTTACTAATATATACTTTTGGATATTAATGGGTTTTATATCTGTAATATTATTATCTTTGTTTATGATTACAAATGGGCAGGCTCATCATTCTTTTGGTCCTGTTGGTCAACTTACAAACAATCCTGAAATAGGTGAATCAGAACCTACACCAAGATATAACGCTCAAATGGTAAGAGAAATGATACCTGTTTTTTGTGGTGATACTGGTTATGCATTTGATACTTCTACAATGCTAGGAGAAAAACAAATATTAGTAGGCGAAATAAAAACAAATGGTTCACCACAAAGTGAAGTTCGAGGTTTTTTATCTTTTGGTCACAATTCAGATAATAATACTGGTACCTTTTTTATAACAATACCAGATGGTGGAATAAATTACGAAAGTATAACTTGTGTATTAGGTTATGGTATGAACTGGAAGTTTTTTAGTAAAGATGGCTTTGAAATTAATTTCAAATCTGATTTCGTACAATCTGATATTACACAAGATTAGCTTGACATCAAGTCAACTACCTGATATAATGATGAAATTAAATTATAGGATGTTTACACATGAGTACAATCACACCAAACAAATTTGCTTTACTTATTGAAGATATGGTAAAAAAGAAAAGAGTTAGTTATATGGATGCTGTCGTTATGTATTGTGCAGAACATCATATAGACCCTTCAGGAATAAAGTCAATGATTAACAAGAGTCTCAAAGAAAAGATAAAGTATGAGGCACAACAAATGAATATGCTTAAAGAAAAAGAAGCACAATTACCAATATAAGGATACCATATGCTTGAGTTTTTTATAGGAATAATATTAGGTATGCTTATCATAGACATAATGTTTGCTTGGCATTTTGGCGTTATAGAACACATGGTACAAAAAGCAAAACTAAGATACAAATTATATAGAGCGAGGAGATAGTGAATGGTTTCGAAGTTTATAAAGTCTATCTGGCAATCAAACTCCACTTCACGAGTAAAAAACAATCTTACGACTTTCATAAACACAACGGCAGAACGACTGCAAGATTGGAAACATTTACTAAAAGAAGGGATAGGTATTTCTTTCATAAGCTTTCTAAATCTTATAATGATAAGTCTATTGTTGATTACTTCCTTAGTAATTTTGTCTCTAATACTAACATATGGGTTGGTGACATCATTGGCAAATCTGGTGATGAAGTATACAAACAATGGTCGAAAAAAATAGAAGCACTACATTATTATTATGAACAAGACATTGATTATATTATAGAGAGAATGACAACAAAAGATATAAAGTTTAATGATTTGTTTTTATCACCAGATGGTCAACACCCAATTATTGTAAAAATGTTTTTATCAAAAAAGATAAACTTTGAAACATTAATAATACTTGATGATATATTAAGATTTACAAAAAGACTAAACAAAGATATTACAGAACAAGTATTATGGCCTAAACTGTTTGATAGAATGAAAAGATACAAACCTTTTTTATCATACAATATTACAAAGTATAAAATATCATTGAGAAATAAAATTAAAGAACATGAGTAAAGAAAACTTTATATTAGCATTTGAAATAAAAAATGAAGAGTTACTAGATGGTCTTATTGACTATCATAAAAACAATAGCGAATACAAATATAAAAGTGAACAGGTCACTCATGATGCAACAACTAAAACGTCAACCGATGTCAATGTTCAGTTTGTATCTAACAATAAATATATTAAAGATTACACAGGTTATCTTGTAAGTGGGTTAAAGGCATATCATGAAAAGTATGAACACTTTAATCCTGAGTTATGTATTCAAGAAGGTTTCAATATACAACACTACGGCCCTGGGCAGGGATATAGAAGTTGGCATAATGAAAGACCTGAGTATCAATTAAATCAAAGAGCTTTAGTTTTCATGACATATTTAAATGATGTACCTGATGGCGGAGGAACAGAATTTGCATATTATCCAGAGTTAAAAATAAAAGCAAAAAAAGGTTTAAGTTTATTATGGCCTACTGATTTTACACATACTCATAGAGGTATTATTTCTCAACATGAAAAATATATTATCACAGGTTGGTTTCATCATCTTGGTGTTGCAGAAACTAAAGCAACCATAGTAGATAAATTGAGAAGGATAAACAAATGATAGATGATAAACAAGTAAGAGTACAAGTAAATACATTAGGAGAAATAGTTGTCAAGATGGCAATGCCTATGGCATTTATTGACGAGATTAATAATATCTATGACGAGAATAAAAAGAATACACTAGACTGGACTGAAAAACTTGCAGGTAAAATTAAAGAAGAAAACTTAGTTAATCATTTAATGACTGATAAATTAAAAGGCACTTTTCAAATGTGCTTTCAAGAATATCTAAACAGGTCAGGTTTAGTAATAAAAAAAACACATCAAACAGTTTTAGACAATGTTTGGATAAATGATATGTATGCAGGTGAATATAATCCTGCTCATTTTCATACTGGTCAAAATTCAGATGTAGGTCTTTCGTCTGTATTATTTTTAAAAACACCTGATACATATGGTGAAGAAATAGTTAATCCTGGAAGTCCATCAAATGGACATTTAGATTTTATAGGTGGTGCTCAACATTCACTGGCGATATCACAACTTAGAGTAAATCCTAAAGTTGGTGATTTTTTTATATTTCCATATACACTAGTGCATCTTGTTTATCCATTTAGTGGTACAGACCAAGTGAGAAGAACGTTATCATATAATTGTGATTTATTACCTAAAGCAATGGTAAAAACAAAATAGGAGGTTATGTGTTCGGAGATATAAAAGTACCTTTTAATAGTGTTATGTTATACAACGTAGCAAAGTTAAAAGAAGGTGTTACACTAACAGACGTTGAAGAACATCTAGGTACAATGTGTAACATAGTAAAAAACAAATACAAAGGGTTTCTTGCTGGTCAAGTTTTTGAGTATGCTGGTTTTGTGAGTGCAGAAGGTTCAGTTGGTGATTATGGGGCCGAAGGTAATCACATTGCAATTATTACATACTGGACATCTTTTGAAGAACATGAAAGAAGTCACGCAGATACAGATTTTAAAAATGAGTTTTGTAAACTGTTAGAGTTTTGTGAAGATACAAAAGAACTTGGTTATAAACTAATGTGGCAAGGCGAACAAGAGTTAGATAATGTATACAAAGAAACAGTTGAGATAGACGATAGACGATTTATAGAAGCTAAACGCTTTCATATTACACCAGAAGGCAAAAGATATCCAGTAATTACACAAGAAGAATTAGATAAATTAGATGAATAAAGTTGGCTAAAGATGCTTGACAGGTGTCAGATTTTCTGTTATAATAATGTCATATGCAAGTAAAATTTCATATAAATAATAATGTCGACTTATACAGACACATACAAATACAATCATACATACATAGGAGATAATATGAATACAAGTATTGCGGCCCTAAAAAGGTCAAAGTCTAATCTAGACACCCTCATAGGCGAACTTAACAAAGTTGCTGAACCTCAAAAACAACAATCAAACTCATATCAAGATGATAGATTCTGGAAACCAGAACTAGATAAATCTGGTAATGGTTATGCTGTATTAAGATTTTTACCAGCAGTTAAAGACGAAGATTTACCATGGGCAAGATTATGGTCTCATGCGTTTCAAGGTCCTGGTGGCTGGTTTATTGAAAACAGTTTAACAACACTTAACAAAAAGGATCCAGTTAGTGAATCAAATAGTTTACTATGGAATTCTGGTGTTGAGGCAGACAAGGAAATTGCAAGAAAAAGAAAACGTAAGTTATCTTATATTGCGAATGTTTTAATTGTTAGTGATTCTAAGCATCCTGAAAATGAAGGTCAAATAAAACTATTTAAATTCGGTAAGAAGATTTTTGATAAGATTACTGAAGCGATGAAACCTGAATTTGAAGATGAAAAACCTATCAACCCATTTGATTTCTGGGAAGGTGCAAACTTTAAACTGAAAATCAGAAAAGTTGATGGTTACTGGAATTATGATAAATCAGAGTTTGATAGTCCATCTACTATTAAAGAGAATGATGAGGCTATAGAAGAATTGTGGAATAAACAATATCCACTAAAACCATTTCTGGCACCTGAGAACTTTAAGTCATATGATGAGCTAAAAGCAAAACTTGATAAAGTTTTAAGTGGCGTTAGAAATACTGGTACTGCTGAAGATGTTATGGACCCACCTACAACACCAACAGTTAGTTCACCAGTTGTAAATGAAACAGTAGATGCTTCTACTTCGGTTACAGATGTTACTGAAGAGGATGATGGTGATGAAACACTTGATTACTTTTCAAAATTAGCAGAAGAGGATTAATCTCTCCACCTGTTTCTTTAAGTTGGGGTTAGGATATTGAATCCTAACCCCTTTTTAATATTTAATAAAAGGGAAAAAAATGAAAATATTATGTATTTTATATGACGACCCTAAAGATGGAATGCCA